ACCTAACGTCCCAGTGAGCTTTCAGCGCACAAGACGTATGAGCAAAGGACGTGTTTTAACGTCTGGAGATGCTGGTAAGATATTACCTATAAAAGCAGATCCAATATTACGCGAAGAAGGTTTCAGCGGAAATGTAAATGTATCAGTGGAAATGATGGAAACATCAGAAAAACCAGTGAACGCTATTGTAGCGAAAGCATGCACATATTTTGTACCCTATTTAGCATTTGACCAGTTTAACGGGTCAATAGATGAACTAAATAGGAGTTATAGCAAAGAAAACGGAATAGCGGGGTCACCGGTAAGTTTTTTTGAAAAGAATAAATATTATAACGGTTCAGCCGTTGTTACTGACAGTACTCCGACAGACATGGATTCTGGCGATAACGGGCGAGCGACATTTTATGGAACTATGGGGCTACATCATGGTGTAGCGGATATGAACAATAGTTATGTGCAAGCATATAACGCAATTGTGAATCATAGAAGAAAAGCAAGATCAACAAGTTTGGCATTGCGTAACGAATTTGATCATGATCTTGCAGAAGCATTTTGGCCGAACGAAGGTAACAGTCATATTAGGGCTGATTTTGATCAAAAGTTAATAGACGGCGAAGTTTCACTGAAATCGTTTACGTTTCAGGCACCAGTATTTTCAGAAAGTTACGAAACAGTTGGAACAAAAAGTTACCCAGCGTCCAGTTATGGCGCAAACTTTACGCCAACATTAAGGAACGCAAAATTAAAACCTGATGGAACAACAGGTAATGTTTATGATTTTGGATCTGAAATATGGGCAGAAATGGAGCAAAGCGGTATTGCAACAATGTCGTTGGCAGACATTGAGCAAGCTAGAAAAACAGCAGCGTTTGCAAAAATGAGATCCGCATATGACGGAATAGACGATGAATATATAATTGATCTGTTAATGCAGGGCATAACAGTACCGACCGAAGTAATGAAACAACCAATGTTGATTGGATCACAAACAGGAATGTTTGGATTTTCACAACGGTTTGCAACCGATAGTGGAAATTTAGATGATACAGCAACAAACGGGTTTGTGTCATTAGGGTACAGAGTGCGGGCGCCAAGAACAAGTATTGGCGGCATAGTAATGACATGTTTGGAAATTGCACCAGAGAGGGTTTGGGAACGCAAGAAAGACTATTTCTTGTACACAACAGATACAGACAATATGCCAAATGCCTTGCGGGACAGTTTGGACCCAGAAAAAGTTGCAGTGGTTAAGAAAAACCACTTGGACGTAAACCATAGCACGCCAGATGCAACGTTAGGATATGGACCATTAAATCACGAGTATAACCGAGATCAAATTAATGTAGGCGGTAAATTTTATAGACCGGCTAACGATGCATACACAGAAGTGAGAAGTAGAATTTGGACCAACGAGACAAACGATCCGAGTCTCTCAACGGATTTCTACTTGTGTACTAATCTGCACAAAAAGATTTTTGCAGATCAAGTAAGCGATAGTTTTGAGATTACAGCAGTAAGTGATTTAACTGTCGATACAAACGTAGTTTTTGGGGATCGTTTAATAGAGGCGGATGCCACATCAGACTACGAATCGATCACTAACTTAGTCGACGCAGCTAGGATTACTAAGTAGTGCAACAGGCGGGGGAACCTCCCTCCCCCGCCATTTTATTAAAATTAAAAAGGTGATGAAATGAAACATTTTAAAGTTGGTGTAATAGACCATTGGAGCAATTATAATGCGGGCGACGTTATCGCATTCCCAAGCAATAGACCCAGACGCGTAGCGTTTGAGGTCATCGCGAACTCTCCCATTGAAATATGGGCAGATGTAGAGGGAAGCGATCTAAGCAAGGCAGTACTCATTGCCTCTGGCGACGACAAAATGTCGGTTGAGTATACTGCAAAAGGTAATTCATGGGTGCTGATAAAAGCAGACAAGAAAGCCCAGGTGTGGGTGAATTTACCAGACTTAGATCAAAACGTAGCAAAAACAATGGACGACGAATTTGTTAACTTGGAACCACGCATTCGCGAAAACAAAGAATTTGGGCAAATGGTGGAAATAATGAAGTTAAACAAAGCGCATTTTGATGCACAAATGAAAGACGAGCGTGTACAGCTTGCGCAAATGAGGCAGCAAATAGCAGAAATGCAGGCAAAGGAAACAGTAGCGGAGGAAGTAACAGAAGATGTTGCAGAAGATGAGGCCGCTACTTAGTTTTTTAAAATGGGTGCGGTTTTTGGACCGCATCCAATATTTAAAAGGACTGGCGCATAAAAAGCATACAGATGCTGCTTTAGACCTTATAGACGAAAACGCCCATAAGAACATTCATGTTGTTATAGACCAAAGTGAAAACGAGTATATGTGGGTTCACCCGCAAATAGTCGAATTTTGGAAAGCGATGCACAAAGAGTGCAAAGCAAGGCGTATACCAATAAAAGCGTTTGAATTTTTGAGAACGCGGGAGCGGCAAGACGAATTGCACGCGCAAGGCAGGTCTAATGCAAGAGCGGGTCAAAGCCCACACCAATATGGTTTAGCCGTTGATATTATCAGCGCGACTAAAGCGTGGGATTTGAGTAAAAAACAATGGGACGTAATAGGTGCCATTGGAAAAGAAATTGCCAGAAAGCGTAACATCAAACTTGAATGGGGCGGTGATTGGGAATTTTGGGATCCTGCACATTGGGAGATTAAAGATTGGAAGAAATACAGACAAGCTTACAACCATTGTGTTGGGAACAGTATAAAGATTCCAGAAGAAACAAGGCTTCGCTTTGCTTTCTTGGAGAATGTTTATGAAGCTAATCGGTCACGATAGCGCGCAGGGCGGTTTACGTAAGTACAACCGCCCTGCCCAAACATGCCCCCACTCGTTACGGCATATGCATTTAGTGACACACTTACGGAAAAACCATGTGTATTGAACCAACAATGTTAGATGGATTTGAGGTAAGTTGTCGCAAATGCTGGCAATGCAGAAAAAGGCGAGTAGAGGATCTAGTCGGCAGATGCATTGCAGAAAGTAAGTTTAGTAAAAAAGCTTACGCATGCACGTTAACGTATGGGAAATGTGCAGGAGTAAACGCAGCAACGCTAGTTTACAAAGACGTACAAGATTTTTTGAAAAGATTAAGAAAAAAATATTCAGTACGTTATATCGTAGCTGGAGAATACGGCACGAAAAAAAATAGAGCGCACTGGCATATAATCTTGTTTTTTAACAAGCAATATCCAGAAGTGGAAAACAATAAACGTGTGAATTGGGAATTGTGGCCTCATGGGTTTACATATTTCCAAGAACCAGATTGGAAAGGCTTTCAGTACGTATTGAAATACGTTTTGAAAGACCAAGACGAACGAGTTAAAACTACTCACTTGGCAATGTCCAAGAAACCGCCCCTAGGCGATGAGTATTTTAAAGAGCTCGCAAAACAGCACGTAAAAGAAATGGTGTTACCCCGTAGCATATATTATAAATTTAGAGACGTGCGAAATAGCAGAAACAAAATAAAAGACTTTTGTATGCAGGGCAAAACAAAAGATATGTTTATGCGAAGAATAAGATGGCGATGGTACAAAAAGTACGGAAAAGAGCCAATGAACGAATTATTTGAAGAATATTTCGAGAATGAAACAAGACGCGAAGAATTCGACGTCGAAATGGAAACGAAACGTTTGCATGATAAACCCGTTAAATATGCGGAAGAATGGCCAGTAAAAATAGTCGATAACGACCACTGGACCAAAGCAGATATAACGGAAGTAGAATACCAAGGTATTTCTGGTATTCTATGGGAACATAAAGGCGAAGCGGAAGTATACACGGAGCAAGGCGTATGGCAAAAAGTAGAAAAACAACACGTAAAACAAATAAAGCAGTTCGGAAAAGTAATTACGCGACGCAAATACGACGAAGTGCTACGGGAACAACTAGAAAATACGTAAGTCCGCCAACTATAAGTATTGGAAGGACTGTAGTGGTTGGAACCGCCGTAACACCTGAGGTACGAAAAATACAAAGTAGGTTGCAATCAATAATTGCACCTACAATAACAACGCCCCTATCAGAAAAGAATAGGTCAGATAAAACAAATCTGCGGCGTCGGTGTAAGGATAGACCAACCCGTAACGAGGCACGAGGCGGAAGTGGTGGAAAACAATATATACCGTGGTGTAAAAAATAAATTGACAAAGTATACGAATCAAAGATATACAGAGAACATCCACAGGTTTGTCCGGATTCATAATATATATTATGCGAATCTAAGAGAACAAAACAAGTCCTGTGTAGAACATGGGAGTTGATGTGCACAAATTTATTTTAAAAGAGCTACTAAAGCCAACGTTAAGGCGCGTGGGATCAATGATCGCAGGCGGATTAATAACGATGGGAGTAGCGCAAGAAGCAGCACTTGCAATAGAAACAGGTGCAATAGCTGCAGCCGCAGTCGCAGCCGACCTAATATTTTCATATTGGGAGCGAAAGAATGTGGATTAAAGAAATAATATCAGGCCTTAGCTTTGGCGTAATAGGCGGATTTAT